TCTACCGCTGAACTACAGAGGATTAATCGTTTGGTTGTTCCTTCTTAAGTTTGAAATACAGTTTGTAATACCTATCACACATTTCCCTGAGGACATCTCTGTCTTCATCGAAACCAAGTTTCTTGGTGTGTTGATAAGAACCTTCTAACTCGGAGATAAGAAGAAGAATTTCTACTGGTTTCATATTCCTTAAGAAGGAAAGCGGAGTATCGGAATCGAACCGACGACATCTAACTTGGAAGGATAGCGTTCTACCGCTGAACTAACTCCGCAAGGCGACTCGCGAAGGACTCGAACCTTCGACCGACTGCTTAGAAGGCAGTTGCTCTATCCAACTGAGCTAGCGAGTCGTTTGCTTACCCACATATTATAAGGTATGTGGGACAACTCGTCAACCTTCTTCTACAACTTCGGTTTCGACTTCAGGTTCGGGTTCTGGAAGAGTTACACCAGTTTGAGTCAGATACTCAATAGCACCTTGAACTTTCAGATAGAGTTCCCTGTTTTTTGTAAGGGCAGATTCAAGGTCGTTCCGCTGTTCAAGCAGATTTTTCAAGTGTGTTTGTTGTTCAGTCAGTTCCATGTCTTTAATCAATTAATGTCCATTTCTTTGTCACCAAGATCCAAATCTTCTAAGGAAAGATATTCAACTTCCTCTTGACCTTGTGGAATATTTATCCACTCATCAAACTCCTCAGCGATTGCAACAGCATCAAACTGCTGCTGTAAACTACCAGTATCAGCAAGATGGTGGATACGGTCAATTGACCACTCTCTAACCTGAACAATAGGTTCAATCGAGTCTTCCATAATAGTCTTTTCTGAAGTATCTGCTGAGGATGTTACTATTATAGTATCTTGGGGTTCCGTCGTCAAGGGATTCGGTGAGGACTCCGTGGACGAATAGTTGTCTTGTTTCTTCGAAGTTTGTTTTGCCAGCTGTTTTATGTAAGCTGAGGATAGTTCTACTAAAATTCTGTCGCCCAATGCGTTCAATTTCTTCTTTAAGTTCTGGACAAGACCCATAGTACTTTTTCCAATCAGATTCTTTTTTTACTCTACGTTTTTTCCCTGGAGGTTTTCGATGAGACCAAAAATACTTCCTCCCAATGTATTGTCGTTGGTTGGTGAGATTGGTAATGTTATAAACAAAACCATAGTAGTCGTTAATATCGTCACTAGAAAAAGGTCTGTCACAATATATCCAGGGATTTTCATAGTCAATATCTATACTCATCAAGTGCATCAAGTACCATATTGAGGTATTTATGGGCGAGTTCTTTTTCTCCCTGCCATACTTCTGGTCCCTCGTTATCGACTTGATGCTTCAATTTTAGCACACGAATCTTGAATTCGTCTTTTGTTACAGAATTTTTTGGCATAAAAAAGAGGAGTGTTACCTCCCCTATCTATGTTATTTGTCTGTGGTTATTCCAATCCACTCTTCTTTGTAGTCTATGTTTCCGAACATATAATCATCATACTCTGCTGCTCTTCGATAAGCATCTAGAGACAACTTAACGATATCATCAGAGTTTGAATCCGCTGAATGTGTCTTTTTTGACATCTTGTTTAATACCGCCAACTACATATGATTCTACTTCGGTCTCCTGAGGGGCAACCTGGAGACCCTTGGAGGAGATCCAGTGCTGCGTCCAAGGCAGAGGGTTAGCAGAAGCAGCAATATCGTATTGAGGTCTCAAACCAATCGCCTTGAGACGACGGTTAGCAGTCCATTCAACATACTGCTGAAGCAACTTATCATTCAGACCAATCATAGAACCGTCTTTGAACAGATAGTCTGCCCAACGCTTCTCTTCATTTACAGCACGGTCAAATGCCTTATAGGTCCACTCCTCTTCTTCCTTCATGATTTGCTTCATCTCAGGATCATCACCTGCTCTCCACTTATTCAGGATGTTTTGGGTGATTGCTAAGTGTTGGTTTTCGTCTCTTGCGATGAGGCTAATGATTTTAGCTGATCCTTCCATAAGCTTAAGTTCGCCAAAGGCGAAAGAACAAGCAAAACTAACGTAGAACCGAATACCTTCAAGAATGTTAACGTTGGCGACTGCTCTGTAGAGTTTCCGTTTGACATCTTTGATTTCCCATTGAGATGTAGGTGAACTTCTAAAGTCTTCACGCCACATATTACCATTACCCCAGGTTTGGGCACTGTTAATGAAGTCATCATAAGACGCTGTAACGCTGCTAGCGCGTTCTAGAATACGCTCGTCAGTAACGATCTTATCAAACACCTCGGAAGGGTCTGAATAGACGTTCTTGATGATGTAGGTGTAGGAGCGACTATGGATCATTTCCATAAAACCCCAGACTTCCATACACGCTTCCAGTTCAGGAAGAGAGCAGTATGGAATGAATGCCATACCAGGACCACGACCCTGAATAGAGTCAAGCATAATCTGATATTTCAAGTTAGAAGTATAGATATGCTTCTGCTCAGGGCGAAGCGTCTGGTAATCACCACGATCCTTCTGAAGAGAAACCTCTTCAGGTCTCCAGAAGTAACCAAGTTGTTGTGTCGTCAGTTTATCAAAAACTGGATATTTGTATGAATCGTATCTCTGGACTCCAAGTGGTTTTCCAAAGAACATAGGTTGTTTTTTAGTATTAACCTGTTCTGTATTGAAGACAGTCATCCCATCGACTTCTGTCCTCTTATCTTGCAAAGAAACCTTAAATTGCACAGGATTCACACTCTCCCTCCTCGGCTTGTTCTAATTCGTTTAAGATATTATGTAGTTCGGATTTCTCTTCCTCTACCTCATCACTCTTCATGTCATGTGTATTTTGGTAGTAAGAAGTTTTCCATCCATACTTATATGTAGATAAAAAGTCTTGTGCCATGGTGGACACTGGGACTTCATTGTCTGGATAGTTCTCTGGATTATAACTCCAGTTACCAGAGATTGCCTGGTCAAAGAACTTTTGCATCACAGCAACAACATTAATATAACCACAATTGGACCCCATTTCCCACAGGAGCGTATAATTGCTCTTAAGAGAACCATATTGTGGAACAATCTGTTTGAGCGGTCCCTTTTTGCTTTTTTTAATGGACAAATAGTCTCTAGGTGGCTCGATTCCATTTGTTGCGTTTGACACAACGGAACTGCTCTCCGATGGCATTTGAGCAGACAGTGTTGAGTGCCGTAAACCGTGTTCGGAGATAGATGCTCTAAGAGATTCCCAATCATGTTGCAAAGGTACTGAACAAATTTCGTCTACATCTGTTTTATATGTATCAATAGGCAGAATTCCATCTGCATACTTGGTGCGACCAAAGTCAGAACACCACCCTTTTTCTTGGGCAAGTTTGTTGGATGCTTTCAGCAGATAATACTGGAAAGACTCAGACAGTCCATGGACTGCATCCCATGCTTCTTGAGAGTCATAGTTGAACCCAAGTTTTGCCAAATAGTGAGCAAGACCAATAAATCCTATCCCAAGCGACCTACGTGCCTTTGTAGCGCGTTCTGCTGCCGCTACAGGATACTCCTGATAGTCAATCAGTTCTTCCAGTCCACGGACAGCAAGTTCGCAAAGGTCTTCCAATTCCTCATCAGATTTAATCTTTCCAACGTTGACTGCGGAGAGAATACACAGAGCAATTTCACCGTTAGCATCATCAATATGATTGATGGGGTATGTTGGGAGAGTGATTTCCTGGCAGAGGTTACTCATCTCAACCTTATCTTTGAAAGATGAGTGAGAATTACAGTGGTCGATGTTCATGATATAGAGACGACCAGTCTCTGCTCTCTCCTTGAGAATATCAAGAATCAGTTTCTGTGCCCCGATAGTCTTTCTTGGAGTAAACTCATCTTGTTCATAAGCCACATAAAGATCGTCAAATCGATCAGTACCAAAAGCATCATAGAGACCTGGCGTGTCATGCGGTGAGAAGAGGCTAATCTCTCCATCCTGGATGAAACGTTCGTAAAAAAGTTTTGAAATCTGGATGGAGTAGTCAAGTTTCCTTACCCTGTTGTCTTCTGTACCTTTGTTGTTCTTAAGAACGATGATGTCTTCGATTTCCTGGTGCCAGATAGGAAAGTGGACAGTCGCTGACCCACCTCGGATGCCGTTTTGTGTGCAGCATCGGACAGTTGCTTCAAACTTTTTGAGGAAGGGGACCACACCTGTGTGTTGAACCTCTCCGCCTCTGATTTTGCTGTTGATGCCACGGATTCTGCCCGCGTTGATACCGATACCCGCCCTTTGTGCAACGTATCTACCAATAGCCATATCAGAGCTAAAGATAGAATCGAGGGTGTCATCAACATCAACAAGAACACAGCTAGCAAATTGTCGAAGTGGAGTTCTAACCCCTGCCATGATAGGTGTGGGAATGTTGATTTTGTGCTTTGAGATTGCGTCGTAGTATCGTTTGACATAGGACATCCTTTTTTCTTTTGGATACTCTGCAAAAATAGTCAGAGCAATCATCATATACATGAACTGTGGAGTCTCATACACTCCACTAGTGCTACGGTCTTGAACCAGATACTTATCAACTACCTGACGAAGACCAGCGTAAGTGAACAAATAATCACGATGATGATCAATCCAAGAATCTGCTTTATGAATCTCTTCTAAAGAATATTTACTAAAAATTGCAGGGTCATACACCTCACGGTTTACACATTGATATATGTGCTGCTCAAGTGGCGGCAGTTCGCGCATCTTTCCATAGAGTTGTTTGCGAACAGAAAACAGCAAAAGACGTGCAGCAACGAACTGATAGTTTGGATGATCCAAATCAATCAAGTCACTAGCAGCACGAATCAAAATCTCTTGAATTTCTTCAGTTGTAATGCCGTCATAAAACTGGATACCCGACTT